GGTTTTTGATACATCTAGTAAAAGGAAAAGGTTTTATTTATATATTTTATACAAGAATGAATGAGGTTCTTTTTTCTTACCTTAAAAAAAGTATATCTTATTACGAACCTAACAAGGTAAATCAGAAAAAAATAAAGGAACTCTTTTCATGCATACCTTACTTTGTCTCGGGTGAAGACCAGGACATTTTATATCCTCTCCTGATCCAGCATCCCATTCATTGCTATTACGATAGTGAAAAAGGATTACAAGACTATGTGTATAAGATTTATCGGTTATATCATCAGGAAAAAAACAAACCCTATCTGGATTATGATACCTTTTACAGAACCGAACAACAAAGACGTGAAAGAACCCATCATATCTACTTTGGTCTAGTCGTTTGTCTCATCATTTATTATCTCTATTGTTTACAATGAATGTGAAATTCATGATTATCCTCTTGACGGGCGGATTACTGTACAATACCTATCATGATAATTTCATCGTAAATAGTATCAAAACCCATTTAAAATATTATAAAATGGCAGGCATACTGGTTTTTGGTATAGGGTTTTATCTCATGATACAACGTAACCCTAACGAAAGTCTTTCGTTCATGGACGCATTTAGACAATACATTCAGGTGATGCCGATGGATCGCCAAACGAAAGATATGATACAGCCCTTTTTGCAAAAAGATCCTGCAGAACGAATACGGACGTCTGGAAAAAATGCAACCAGTCGTAGCGTGAGTGAGACCAAAAAAAAATATGTGGCCTCTCAACAGGGATGGAAATGTAAAAAATGTCAACAACCCTTGACTGCATGGTTCGAGGTGGATCATGACAAACGATTGGAACACGGTGGAACGAATGAACTCGATAATCTTTCAGCCTTGTGTAGAAATTGTCACGGAGAAAAGACAGCCATGGAGAATATTTAATATTCAAATACTATAAAATGGATGTTTCCAATTCAAAGAACATTTTTCTACTCATTCTATTCCTCTTGCTTGTATTGGGTGTCTTTGTCTTTATGGTAAACCCTTATCATATATTGGACCGTTTCAAATTGTCGATCCTATTTATTTTCTTTGTTCTCTGTTTTGGTACCTTTTATTTTATCGAGAGCCATTTTAAAGAGGACACTTCTGAAACATTACCCGAGTCTCTTTCTCTTTTTCTTTATCATTTCTTAAGAGTAGGTAAATTCGTTATCTTTGCCATAGTCGTTACCTGGGCGTTCCTGTTGATATATCGTCAATTTGTCGAAACGACCACAACTATGTTGGAATACTCATTCTTTTTGACCATGGGATTTTTTGTACTCTTACTCGCCGTATTGTATCGAGGGGATAGTGCTCCATTGAATAGCCCCATTATGAGAGTCATCATCGACTTCATCATGTATATTCCCTGTTTATTACGTGATTTGGTCGATTATATGAAAAAGGATTATGCAAATACTCCATCCACTACGTTTATCCTGTTAGTAGTATTGATCTTCTATGTAATCCTGTTTTTTGTGTTTCCTGAGATACAAAAGGAATGGTCAAAACAAGATGGAGTTACTCTGATCGAACGCCCAGTATCATTGCAAGAGGCTTCTGTATCCATGAACCGTAATGAACTGTATGAGAAAATATTCTATAGCAAACCTTTCTATGAGAGATGGACGAGACAAATTGTCGTCTATTTAGAGCAGAATGATATTAAAAATCAAAAAGCGTTTTCAGAGAAGAGATCAGAACTCGAAAAGGATATCCTCAAGGAGGCTATGATAGAGTCTATCCGAGAAGTAGGGTCCAACCGAGAAGGGTTTACTACATTAGAGACACAAGACAGTCAATCTCTCTATGGATGGTATAATACATTGGAACGTTACCAGCAACTTATCTTTCAAGACATGAGCAAGGACATTAATCCTGAACTAAATAAAAAATTGGAGGAATGGAAAGAATATAAGGATAAGGTGAAAAAAAATTTACAAGATGATATACGAAACAGTCCACAGTTGTTAGGAGTGGTCGACGCATTGCAAATCCTTTATTCTACCGTTCGAGCAAGCGGAGACACAATACTCACCATACCCTATGTCTTACTAGGAAAGCCATCAGTCATTGATGGAAATATGTATCATTATTCATGTTCATTCTGGGTATACTTTAATACTTTGGAATTTTGTGCAGATAAACAATTGATTGTAAGTTTCGGAACAAAACCCTCGCTCTTTTACACACCATCTACCCAGGAACTTTCGGTCGAGATTAATCATGGAGAAACCACAAACAACAAACAACTTTATAAAACAAAAAAGGTATTGTATCAACGATGGAACCACCTTGTATTTAATTATCAGTATGGCATATTGGACCTGTTTATCAATAATAATTTAGTAGGGACCTACAATGCCTTGACCCAAATGTACTCGGATGAATTGATACGGGTTGGTTCAACACAGAACCAAAACGTTGGAGGTATATGTAACATGAAATATTACGAATATCCTTTGACCGCAGATAAAATACAGAAGATTTATCAACAGTTTCAAAATAAAACACCGCCTATATGAAAATATATATCCTTTTAATATACAATGGAATTATCATCCCTTACCTCTATTCTGTTGGTGATTATTTTTATCATTTCGATCTATTTTGTCCTTACGGATCAAGTGACCGGAACCACAAAAATCATACTCATTGTTTTTGTTTTGGTATTGGGTCTGTTGTTGGCCTCTTCTCTTTCCATGTTTAAAACATACAATCAAATTTTGGACTCTCCGAAGAATGCAAAGGCCGAATTTGCATACTCCGACTTACCTCTTCCCACGGCGAGCTTCAGTTTAAGTACATGGATCTATATTGACGACTGGAATACCGAATTTGGTTCAGAGAAAAATATTCTCTCACTCGACCGTCCGGGTGCAAATCCAACAGAACTTATCTTGGATAAAAATGACAACAATCTCCTCATACGTTACGACATATACGATGGACAGGTTGGATCGACCAGAATGTCTCGACAATCCATTACCATTCAAAATATCCCGGTACAAAAATGGGTAAGCATAGTCGTTTGTTTTGATACAAACTCAACCGATACGTACATCAACGGAAAGCTGATCGATACTCAGTTGAATGCAACACCCCTTTTTACTCCCAAGACGGCAGACAAGCTCTATTTGTGCAAGGGAAACAAGGGATTTTCAGGAAGTATTTCAAACTCTCGATACTATGGAAGGTTTTTGACCCCTCAGGAGGTGTGGGATATTTACAAAGCAGGATTTAGTGACAATTTATTCGGCAATTTATTGAACCGTTACAAAGCAAACTTTACCTTCTACCAAGACTCGAAGGAAGTTGCTAAATTTATTTTATTTTAATATCTCTTTTCTATAATGAACCAATCCAGGGGTCCTTCTACGATTAGCGGGAATTTCAAGAAGATTGCGGAGAAAACATCAAATATGGCAGGTGCCTTGAAAGAACAAATCAAAGAAAAGGCATCTAACTTTAAAGAAGGTATTCAAAAACGTGCAGAAAATGCGAAAGAACAAATTCAAAAGACTTCTGACCAATCCACCTATATGGCAAAAGGTGCAGAATTTGTGAATTCGAATACAACCATTAGTCGGTTTGTGTTTGTCATGGCCTTATTCCTTTTGTTTATGGGGGCATTTAATATAGGGATCTCTCTCATCCAAAAATACGGTATGCACAGTAAAACCCCCATCTTGATTGATGGAATGGTGAGTGCCAACAAATTGAAAATAATTTCTTCTAATCCAAATGTGGATAAAAGTAAACCCATCTTTCGTTCTATCAATCAGGAATATGGTCTAGAATATACCTGGAATGTATGGGTCTACATTGAAGACCTAAACAAGATTGAAAACAATCTTTATCAACGTGTCTTTTCAAAGGGAAGTCAAGAACCCAACACTACGGGAGTAGCTAATCCAAAGACCAGCTCCGGAGTGGTGCCCCAATTGTTGAATGCATCACCTGGTTTGTTTATTACTAAAAATGCCGCAGACAACTCCTTGACCAGTACAGTCAATTTACATGCAGGATTGGTTCTCGTAGTGAATACGTTTGACTCAGGTACGAAAAATAACGACTTCTTAGAGACCATTCAAATCAAAAATATTCCTATGAAAAAATGGATGTGTATTACCATACGTGTAGAGAACACTACCGTGGATATCTACCTCAATGGAATATTGACCCAGAGAAAAAAATTAAATCATTTGCCGAGACAAAATTATTATGATACGTTGATTGGAGATGCAAACAATGGGTTTAACGGGTTTATTTCATCCCTTCGTTACTATGACAGTGCCATTCACTACGATGACATCCAAAGCCTTTATAGCAAAGGACCAAATCGTACCTCCATTGATACATCCATGTCAGACAACATTCAGAATTATCTCTCCATGAATTGGTATTACACCCGTTAAATACTTATACCTTATGCCCTAACTCTTTTTGCTAAAGAAGTTCGTCATGGGCTGGTTTCCAGTGTTGTCATTTTTATTGTCGCGAAGTATATGTTCAAACAAAATCTTTTCAGCTTCTTTTTGTTTTAACGTCTGTTCCTTCTTTTCGTATTTTTCAAATTCCAAGCTCTGTTTCAAGCTTTGTAATTCCAAGATGAAACTTGCCTTTCTACGGCGGAACTTTGGCATGTCATACAAGACCAATGTAAAGAGCTGTAGTACCGGTTTCATGATTTGGTTTGTAATATAGATACCATAATCAATCTTCAATTTATTCTGTTCAATAAAGATGGGTGTTTCAATCCGATCTCCTTGTAGTTTTGCCTTTGGATTGACAATATAAATGTAATTGATACGGTCACCTGGGGCAGGCTTGTTTCCAGGGTCTCGAATACCAATACGTTCAGCCAAGACATGATGTGCAATCTGTTTCGGGTTCTTATAAAAGGACCTGAGTGATTTGCTAATCATGAGCTTCTCTATAGGGACCTTTTTCTCTACAATTTGCAGCAACATCTTGTTCAAGAAATCCATCGACTTTTGGATATCCTTTTCAGTCATGAGAATATCAATAATCCCTCCATAAACGTCCTTGACAATCGGCGCATTATCTCGTCGTTTCAAGACAATCCCCATGGACTTTCGCTTACAATAGGTTGGGTCATATTCATAAAGCATACCTACATACCGTTTCTTCGACAAGAGACAAAAGGGTAGGAATGTTTTCTCGTATTCCAAGTCATGAGGTTTCTTCAAGAAACGGGTTGCCAATGCTCCAGCTTCCTGTGCAAGTTCAATCGTAACCTCCAAGGCTCGTTGAGGGTCTACCTTCTTTTCGTCTTGGGTCAAGTGAAAGGTGAAGAAGATGGAGTCCGTATCACCATAAATGTATTCGGCAGCCGTGTGCATTTTACCGTATTTTGTATCTACCCAAGTATCTTTGTAAACCGTTTCGACGACTTCCTTGCCATACTTCAAAAGCTTACGACCAACCGCCGTGGTAGATGCGGCTACATCCATTTCATAAAACGTGCTTGTCTTGGCACCACACTGTCCATACAAACTGTTCGCGGTTACCTTGATACTGAGCTGTCGTTTGTCCAAGATATTCTTTTGAAACGGATCCGTCTCCTTCTCCATTTGTTTCTTGGTACTCTTACGTGCAGCCAAGAGCTCTTGTAAAATAGATGGTAAAATCGCCTTCTTTCCGTCAGGATATTGTGCAAAACGACACACCTTGAACCCCGTCAGAACCTTGACCGAAGCACTCGAACCCGTCTTCTTATATTCAAACGTATCGTATGTCACATCTACATAGTCATATCCTTCAAGATTATCGTATATAAAATTTCCTTGTTTGTCGCGTATACCGTTAATCATTTCTTTTCCGAACTTGTCAACCTTGATCGCTCCAGCTGTATCGTATTCCTTGGTCCAAACCTTGCTGTCATGGGAAAGGTTCTCGCTGATAATCGACGACGGATAAAGCGATCCATAATCGAGACAAGCTACAGGGTCTTCCAGATACAAGTTACACTTGGGATCAAGAACAATGGCTCCTTCGTAGAGTTCAAACGGATTTCCTTTAGAGATAAATGGCATCAAGACATCATTCTCTCTGCATTTTTTGGCTACGTAACTGGTGCCTTTAATACCTTGACCACGCATGACCAAGAAATCAATTGGTACGCTACACAGTTTACTCATTTCTACAAAGGTGGTCAAGATATCAACCTTTTGAAAGATTTGATGAACGAGATTACAATCCTGAATACAGTACTTGGCAATCAGTCCACGTTTTGAAGGGCCTTGATGTGTCCATTTGAAAATCTCCTGAGGGGATACGTCATCCTTCGCCAATCCCCATGTCAGAGTCTCGGTTCCTTTCAAGTTCCCTTGTATCATGAACCCATCTTTGAAACATTCAATCACTTGAAACTTACGTCCCTCTTCGTACAGGTCACATGAATGGTTGATGATTTCAAAATGGATAAAGCATCCTTCTTCGATACCCTTTAGGTTCTTGCTCCAGATACGACACTTATCTTTTTCTTGATTTTCATAACGCTTGACAGTATCACTCAATAGATAGCCTGACACTGCATCCAGTTTATACGAAGACAAATTGAATTCTTTACGCATATAGGTATACATGTCAATCAACAGGCGACCCGTCATAGGAATGCGAGTTAGGTCATATGGACCAGAGGCCAATACAATCTTCGTCTCTTCCACTTCACACGAATACTCCTTGGTACGACCCAAGTTCATAAAGGCCTCTACGCAATCCAACTCTTGTGACCTTTCGTACATGAACTTAAAATCGAAACCAAAGATGTTATATCCAATGATAATATCTGGGTCCTCTCGACGAATGAGTTTGCTCCATGCAACCAAAGCATCGGTTTCTGTCTTGTAACATTCCAAAGTGTGTTGTTCCAGAAGTGTATCTGTATCATTCACGCAAATACAATGCTGTAGAGAACACTGTTCTGACCCATAGGACATAAAGGTGGAACCGATAAAAGTCACTTGGTCACCTTCTAGAGGAGGAAACAACTGTCCCAACACATCCATCAGATAGACGATTTTAACCGGCGTGTCAATCGTGGTGTTGCATAGGAAATCCACCAGGTCAGACTGTGCATCTAGGGTCTTGTATTGAACCTTTTTTGTAAAATCATTTCCTTCTTCCTCTTCGTGTTCATGCTCCGTTTCTTCGACCTGAAAGTATTTTTGTATCTTGTTCTCAGTCTCTTCTTTTTTTATCACCTTGTAGGCCATCAATGCCTTGTAACAAATCATGAGTTTGTCTTCAGACGGCGACTTCTTCGGATAACACCGATCGATAGACAAGGTCTGTTTCTTGTCAAACACATTCAAGATAAGCTCTTTGATAAGGAAAGGATAATCCTCTTTGGCAATCTTTTCCAGATGATAAACCATATCGTAGGCTACCTTCTTGTAATCCTTGATGGCTTCTGGAAAATCACCATGACTACTGCTGGCCTCAATATCAAAACTACAAATCTTATACGGGACAAAG